ATGATTGTGAATCACTAGGTAAATGGACCTCTGTGATTAATGATAAATTCATTGATGTGAATTGTTTTATGATACCTAAGGCCGCAGCATTAGGTTTCTCACCTTACTGGTACCGCAGAGCAAGACATCCACAAGAGCAACCGGAAGTTGACAGAATATTGTCACCATTTATGATGCAGAATTCACCAGAATTTGACACGAATGGCCAGTACACAATAAACTATAGAGTTGCTAGTAGAGCAGATTCTGTACAAACAGAATTCTTTTTAAGAGGAAATGAGATGATAAACAAACAATATAATGGAGATTTACCATGGCGCAAAAAGACCTGATTATAGGTGCATTTAAAAACTATAACTACGAACAAGTCAAACCTTGGATTGAATCAATCAATCAAACAACATTCAAGGGTGACAAAGTTCTGATTGCGATTGATGCATCACAAGAAACACTTAACAAAATTACACAGGCCGGATTTATTGCTATTCCGGCCAAGTCACAATCTGGTACAATGTTTCATATGGAACGATTCATGCACATCTATGATTTCCTAAAAAGAAACTTAGACAAATATAGATTTGTTGTTAGTACAGATGTGCGTGATGTAATTTTTCAACTTGATCCTATGGACTATTTGTTAGATAAGATTACACAACGTTCTGATGATATAAATTTGGTTGCAGTATCAGAATGTATCAAAATAAAAAACGAACATTGGAATCGTGATAACATTTTAAAATGTTTTGGTCAATATTTTTATGAAGATATTAAAGAATATGAAGTATTGAATGTCGGCACCTTGGCAGGCAAAGCATCAAGTGTTTCTGGAATGTGTGCATTATTATACCAACTATCTTTAAATAGAGCAGATTGGGTTGCAGACCAAGCCGCATATAATGTATTGATGAATTGGTATCCATACATTAGTAGTACCTACATTAGTGGTTTGAATGATGGTTTCTGTTGCAATCTACACGTTACAAACAAACCGGATGAGAAAGAACATTTCGCACCATTCATCACAGAGAAACATCCAATCTTTCGGGATGGATTAATGTTAACTGGTGATGACCAACCTTATTATATTGTACACCAATATGATAGGGATCCTGTATTGAAGAAATTTTACCATGATAAGTATGGTGTTGAGGAATTAATTACTTTTAGGACAACATGATGAGTGATATTACTATTGTTACTGCTTTTTACGATATTGGCCGTGGTGACTGGACACCCGATAAAGGTCTGCCAGCATATCTACAGAGAACCACCGAAACATACATTGAACGTTTTTCTCATATGGCTCAAATGGAAAACGAAATGGTTGTTTTCTCTACACCAGATATAATTGAAAAACTACAACCATTACGTGGTGATAGGCCAACAAAATTCATTTCGCTTGATATTTTTGAAAAGTATGACAAGTTGATTGGAGAGATCGGCAACATCCAGAGTAATGAAAGTTTTCAAAAGATGATTCATCCATCACAAAGAGCAAATCCTGAATATTGGAATCCTCATTATGTCGTTGTTAATTATTTAAAATCATTTTTTGTTAATGTTGCAATTAAAAATAATTTTGCGACAAACGAATTGGTATCTTGGTTAGACTTTGGTTATTGCCGTACTGCTGATAAGGTACCAGCAAGTAAAAAATGGTCATATGATTTCGATGTTAATAAAATGCATCTGTTCAATTATAAAGACTATGACAACAAAGGCATACAGGATATAATCTCGACTAATGATGTATACATATTAGGTGCAAAGATTGTTGGTGGAAAAACTGCATGGCCAAAATTCGAAGAATACATGAAAGAAAGTCTTATCTTATTGGGAAGTAATGGCATGGTTGATGATGACCAAACATTAATGTTGATAGCTTCCGTCAAACATCCGGAATTGTTTGAACTACATAGAATTCCAGACCACCAACTTGGACTTGATCCATTTGTTATTTTTAGTGATTTTAATAAAGAGGTATAATATGAAAGATATATTCTTAATTCCCGTGAGTACAGAAAATGAAGCGGAAAGAATGAGACAAATTAGAAATAACTGTAAAGATTTTATGACAAGAAATACTTCAGAAATTTCATATGAACAACAACAAAATTGGTATAAAAATCTTAATAAAGAAACCAATAAGATTTATCTCTTACATAAGGTATATCATGGTGTTGTTGGTGAAATGATTGGCTACGGTTACATAAGAGTTGAAGATGGAGCTGTGTTATTGACGGGTGGTTTGATTGACTCAGAGAGAGGCAAAGGTTATGGTCACACACTCTTTGAATATCTTGTAAAAAATTCTGAACCATTTAATTTACCAATCAAGTTGGAAGTATTGAAAACCAATATGAAGGCCTTTTCGGTCTACAACAAAATTGGTTTCAGAGTTACCGGAGATGATGGTAAAATAATTAAGATGGAGTATCATTATGATTCAGTTATTTAAAGTTAGAATGTCAGACCAGGTACCAGAAGAAGTTGGCAAAGTACTAATGTCTGGATTCATTGGCCAAGGTACAAAGGTTGAAGAATTTGAAACTGCACTGCAAACTGAATTGAAAACCAATGTTAGGCCAGTTACATTAAACTCTTGTACATCTGCTATTGATTTGGCTTTGCACCTATGTGATGTTGAACCTGGTGATGAAGTAATTGCAACTCCACAAACTTGTTTTGCGTCACAAGTTGGCATCATTCACCGTCATGCCAAAATCAGATGGGCGGATATTGACCCAATTACTGGTCTTATGGATCCAGAATCGGCAAGAAAACTTGTCACAGAAAAAACCAAAGCAATTGTTGCTGTTAATTGGGCCGGAAAAATCTGTGATTTCAAAACCTTAAAATCATTTGGTGTACCAGTTATTGAAGATGCTGCACACACATGGGATACTTTCTTGGAAACGAAACCGGAACGTGGTGATTATGTTTGTTACAGTCTACAAGCAATTAAATTCCTAACCAGTGGTGATGGTGGTCTTTTGATTTGTCCTAATGAAGAAAAGGCAAATGAAGCCAGAGTACTCAGATGGTTCGGTTTAGACAGAACAAAATCAGAATCATTTAGATGTACACAAAACATCACCAAAGCAGGTTACAAATATCACATGAATGATATTAATGCTACGATTGGTTTATGTAATATTCCAGAAGCAAGAGAATCTGTTTTGCAACAAAGAAGAAATGCAAAATTCTTAATTGAAAATGTTAATAATCCAAACTTGATTATGCCAACGTATGATGAAACTTGTTCATTCTGGTTATTGAGTATGCATATTCTTAATGGAAGAAAAGCAGAATTTACAAAATACCTAGAAACGAATGGTATTGTTTGCAGTCCAGTTCATTTCAGAAATGATATGTACGACTCTACAAAACAATTTGCAGAAGGCCATTTGTCCGGTGTTACCAGTTTTGATGCAACGCAAACTTGTGTACCTATTAGTTGGTGGTTAACTGAATCTGACTTGAATCATGTTGTTGAAACGTTGAATAATTTTAAATAATGAAAAACATTTTTATAGTATCATCATGTATTCAACCTAATATTGGTGTCGTCAATTTTGAAGATAGATACACACAAACAATAGAAACGTTTGATAGTGTTCGTAGAAGAACCAAAGATTCTTTGATTGTTTTCACAGATAGTTCCGTTCATCCTTTGGAAAATTGGAAACTGGATGTCATAAAATCTAAGGTTGATATCTTTTTGGATATGTCTACGAATACTTCTGCACAAGAAATCAATCGCCATGGTTTGAAAAGTTTTGGTGAAAACTTCCTAATTTTAAACAGTATAATGCATCTAAAAGAGAAATATGACTTTAAGAATATGGAAGGCCGAATGTTTAAATTAGGTGGCAGAGTCGGTCTACTAGATGAATTTGACCTAAAAGATTATGACAATACTTTTGGTAAATTTGTATTCAAAAAGAGAGTACAAAGTTGGATGCCACTGGATGTACAGAACTCATATGGTTCCACTCACGTACTGGAAACCAGATTGTACTCTTGGTGTTTCTCGTTGGTTGATGAGTATATTGACATTATACATAAGAATTTTGCCTTATTTAATAAAGGTTTAGACACCGAACATTCACATATGATTAACGTTCCATCAAGTAAATTATTGGAATTTGATATGATGAATACTGGATGCGTTACGGCCTTAACTGGCCAGTATATGCACGACTGATATGTATCCAACCCAATAATTCAAAAATTTAAATATATTGGTTAAAAAATTGTATAAATAACCTACAGTCAACCAAAGTGTGTTGTAATTCAATAGGTAAACAATGATATCTTTCAAAAGTTTTTTGACCGAACAAGAAGATCCTGAAGAAGGCGCTAGCCGTCAGATTAAACATTTGA